AGTTCCTTGTGCAATTCTAGTATTCTTAGATATTGTTTTAAGTCCAGTAAGTAGTTGTCCTCTTTTAAGAGCTTCTTTTTTGTTGTTCCAAATGAAAAATGTTTCTTTATGTTGAGCATTAAGCAAAAGATAAATCCATACTGTTAGATATGCTGGTTTCTTAAATATTGGATTGTCTAGTAGTTTCCTAGATAGTTTTATGTATCCTATTTTCTCCTTCATCTTTTAATTCATCATAAATTAAACTAAGCTCTTTAATGAGAGACACATAAGTATCATAAAGAAGTTCTAATTCCTTTGGCTCCAAATTGTCTATCTGGTATGCTTGTTCTAATTTATTGATATTCCATGAGAGTTGTTGAAGTCTTTTGAATTTACTTCTAATTCTCAATATGTTCGAATATGCTTCTATGTGGTTCATCGTAAGATTCATCAATTTACTTTCTCTAATTTATATCTTACTTTTATACTTGTCAAGTAGCCTGTAATAATTATATGTGGATCTCCGAAAACCCCTTGCTGTCAAGATAATAACTCCACCAGTTACGACTGAATCGCCTACAAATATACATAAAGTCTTCTAAGAAACCCCTTGGAATTATCAGCTTGTTTTTCTTGTATTGTATCTGATAACCGTTTCCCTTTTCGGTAATACTAAAAGATCCGCTTCTGAAATTTCTGTAATAGCCTTTTAGTATTCCAACATAATTATTCTCTATCAAAATGGAAAACTTCCTAAACTCTGCTAAGTCCTTAAACTTTATGTATCCATTAAGAGATATCAGATAGAAAGTTTCACCCCTTCCCCAAATACAAAGGGGCATTTTCTTATATCTGTATTTAGTTCTGTCTTCTACTGTAAACACCATAATTTTCAAAGAGGGGGTTCTTCGCCCCCATTACCCCCTGTGGGGTACTAAAACTGCCCTACAAGGAGGGGAATTAACTACCCTCTCCGAGTTAATAGCAGATCGGACATCTGGAGGAGGAAGGGAATTAGAAACCCTGAAAACCAGATGTCCAAACTACCATCAATATATTCTAACAAATTTAGAGAGGGGTAGCCTGTATGACGAAGTATAGACTTCAGACTTAGGCATTTTAATGAACCCCTCTCTTTTTAACCTAGCGGTAATGTCGGCGACAATTCTTTTTTTGGTGTTTATAGTGTTTGTGGGGTTTTTTAGACTTCTTTGTCTTGGTTTTCTGCAATGGTTCATTAACAATTCTGTAATGATTCTGTAATGGTCTTCCATTTGTATCGGATTCTATTAAGCCCCACTCCTTGTGATATGCCCTATGGCAAGTAGTACAAAGACAGATACAGTTTTCCAGATTCCCTTTGCCCCCTTTTGCTTTTGGTCTACAATGGTGAACGGTTAAATTGTTGTGACTACCACAAATCCTGCAAGTGAGACAGTCCCTTTCCAAAACCTCTTTCTTAAAAGAGTTCTTGGGCATTGAACACCTCAATCTTCATTGTCTAGTAGTCCATCTAGTCTTCTTACAATAGCTAAATGGTTGAATATTGCATAAACTATGCAACACACGACTAGGAATCCATCTTTGTCCTTACAGAGATAGAACTGACAATCAAGGGATTCTTCCTTGCCACAATCAACACAAGTACCAAACATTTCACACCTCCTCTAGGTTTTATTAAAGAGCCGAGTATTGAAAACTCAATAGGCTAGAGTAACAACCCCAAAATCATCCGACAATGGAGTGCTACTCCAACCAACCAAATCTTCAAAGGGAGAGGGGAGTTTAACCCCCTAGCGATTAGTAGGTATTATGCCTACAAAACTGTCACGCAACCCGCTGTCTGCACAACAGCACCCTCCTGCATTCCAGCAAGAGGTATGCTGTCTGGTTACCCAGGGGCAGCATTGAGGCGGTACGATTACTCCGTCACTCCTAATTGTCAATTATTTGACAAACTATTTGTCAACCTTAAAGAACTTCCTGTCCTTATGCTCACTCTGTTTTCCAATGTTCCATTGGTTTATCGGTCTTATGTATCCAACGACTCTCAATTACGAGTACACCTCACACAGTTGCCTCATTACAGGTTTCTGTCTTGGTGTACATCGGGTTTCCTTAATTCCCATATTTTTCATTTAATTCTCGGTATCTAACTAATCTCTCTGAAACTTGCCTTCTGGAGATACCTAACCTGTCGGCAATTTCTCTTAATTTTAAGCCCTGTTCTTTGAGTTTTTGCGTTTTCTCAAATCTCTTCATAAAAGTTCTCTCCCTTCTTTCTTGCACTTTTTCCATAGTAGCTCTCCATTTATCACTTGTTTCTGTTGTCAAGCCTTTATTCCATATCTGTCTTTCTGGTGCATGTATTCTATTGTGTGCCGTGTATGTCATTAGAGCTAGGTTATCAATATTATCATTTAATGTGTTTCCATCTATGTGGTGAACCATTAATTCTTTAGGTAGCCTGTCTATTCCTAATAACACACAAAACTCTCGGTTGTATCTACTCATCCTGTATCCATGATATTGGACAGCTTTTCTTTTCGTAGAGCCAGTCGTTATTGTAAATTGTCCTTTATTGTCCCTTTTCATTCTTATATTATATGAAGTTAATACATATAATATACCTCACACTTTATTAAAGAGCAAGTATCAGTTCTCTACCCCAAATCTCCGTCCTCTGTCTTTGTACCATTTTATTTTCCTTAACATTTTAATTTTGTATTTTATTTCTTCTAGTTTAGACATATGCCTTCATCGTTTCTATCATTTCCTCGTTGCTTGAGCATACTCTGACCATTTTTTTATTGTTGTTTAAGATTATCCAGTTACACCCAAGGGCTTCGCCACTTATAGGAATATATCCTTGGTCTTTTCCATAACCATCAAGTTTCTTAAAGGTCTTTCCATTTATCAATGTAATTTTTCTTGTTCCACCACCATACTCTGGTTGATAGATAAAAGACTCTCCAGCTTTGTGGGTGTGAGCCGCCATAATTATATCCGCCCCCTGTAATTCCCTATTTGCCCTAGACTCTTGGTGTGTCGGATTATACATACTTTCTCCTCTAAACCTATGTGCGACAAGCAGTCTGTAAGGTATCTCGCCTACCCTTAAATCTATAAAACTTACTCCCCTTAGTAGTGGGCGTTGTGTATGGTTAGTAAACTCAATATAATTTGTAACTCCTTGCTTACGACTCCACTGATCATGATTCCCGCTTATACCCGCCAGTATATTCTCTGAGCCTATCCAAGACAATAGTTTGCTCATGTAAACATACTGTTCTTGCATATTCAAAACCTCTTCTCCATAATCAAAAAATAGCGAGTCGGTAATATCTCCACCAGTTATACAATAAGCTAAAGGATGTTCTTTGATTATCTGTCCTGTTTGTTTTAGAAGTTCATAATCCACCCCAGCGTTGCCGATATGTAAATCCGAAAGGAAAGCAATCGCCACAGGCTTGTCGGTATCAATACTAATCTCAACATGGCGTTTTTCCCCCTCGACTTTTTCCCTAAACTCGCTTCTGCGTAATGCCTCTTCATGAAAATCATCAAAGGACATCGTAGTTGGCATAGAGCCCTCTTCAATTTGTATTCTCGCTTTTTCTAGTGTTTCCCTCTCAATATCTCTCACACTCTTAAAATTCTCCCCCTTAGCATCCGTATAAATCCCCTCCATTGGCTCTTTCTCTATCATAGCAGGTATGGTTATTTTAACTACTGGCTCCGATTTTTTCCCCTCTTAAAAATAGACATTGGGGCAGTTTATTCTGTTTAAATAGGTATTTTCTGCATAACTGAATTATCTGGGAACGCATCTCTCAGGACTTTACCAACTGCGACAAGTCCTCCTGTTAAAGCACCAGCCCCAAGTGGGATTAAAAATTTTTTCAGGGCAGTCCAATCGTTAAAAACATCTGGCGTTACTGTAACCAAAATCACCCCCATTGCAGATACTGCTCCTGCGACAAATGCTCTTACAGCTCTCCAAAGAGTAACTTTCCACTCTTCGTAGTCTTTAACGAACCACTCTGGCATCTTCTTAGTAGCCATATTTATTAAATAAAAATTTAAGTACAAGCGACAAAATAAACACTACAAAAGAAACTATTATCGTAATGTTAATTATATTTTCCACCTTCTTGTTCTCCTTCTTTATTATATCTCTAACTGTATCTAACGGTTTAATAAGACTAAACCTCAAAATTTAACTCCTTGTCCCTTAAGCAATTTTATTAGTTTTGCAAATAATCGCTTAAACAACTCGGAGAATATCTTGCCCACACTGATCGTTGATAATTGAGAATTGAGCTGAGCAACGGTCTTAACTAAATCGTTCTCGATTCTGTTCTTCTCAATGTGTAAAATATCGTACTTTTTCTGTAAATTGTCAAATTCTTTCTTGCTCTCTATAACACTTTCGTTCAAAGTGTTAAACTCTGCCA